TCTCTAAACCATTCAATGGATTTAAAAAAGGTTCTTCCCATCTAGGTTGTACTAAATCCTTATACATCCAAGCTGGATGGGTTGCTCTACTTTCTTCTACAAAGGGGTCTTCTGACCTATAGTAATTGGTTGACGTTTGTGCAGCGTTTTGTTGATGCTCATTCACGCCAATATTATCTCTGTTTAATTTACGGCTTAATCCACGTAAATCGCTCTCTAAATTTACTGTATTGTTTCTCAAGTTGGCACCCCATTTTTGCATACGAATATTAGGATCCTCAAGAAAGGGTAAATCTGTTCCTTGGCCAGGAGTATCTAAAAAATATCTTCCTGCAAAACTGCTTATTTGTGCTTGTTTATGTATACGTGAAGGGTCATCATGAAATCTAGTAAATGACATAATTTATAATATATGCCGAAAAAATAGTTTCGTTAAAATAATATATAAATTATATCAACTATTGTTTATATAATATTTAATACAAATGGCAAAGATATGTCTAAACATGATTGTGAAAAACGAGAGCCGAATTATTGAGCGTCTTATGCTTTCTGTTCTCCCCTTAATTGATAGTTACTGTATTTGCGATACTGGCAGCACAGATAATACCGTAGAGTTAATAGAAACCTTTTTTGAGAAACATAATATTCCTGGTAAAATTGTAACTGAGCCTTTCCAAGATTTTGGTTACAATCGTACTTTTGCACTAAAATCTTGCAATGGTTTAGCTAATGCTGATTATTTATTATTAATGGATGCCGATATGAAATTGCGCATTAACCCAACTCTTAATATAGCTGAATTAAAAAATTCCTTATCTCAAGGTGCATACTATATTTACCAAGGCTCAGATACATTTTTCTATAAGAATGTTCGGATATTAAAGAACGACCCGGAATATTCCTATTGGGGCGTGACACATGAGTTTGTAAAAACACCGCAAGGCACCGTATATGTGGAAATTGATAGAGCAAAACTTTTTATAGATGATATTGGTGACGGCGGTGCAAAAGCAGACAAATTTGAACGTGATGTTAAATTATTATTGAAAGGATTAGAAGAAAATCCTGGAAATGACCGTTATACTTTTTATTTAGCTAACAGCTACCGTGATGCGGGAATGAGTAAAGAGGCTATAGAAAGATATCAGGAACGTATTAAGATTGGTGGCTGGCACGAAGAGATTTGGCATTCACATTATTCTATTGGAAAATGCTATGAAAGAATGGGAGATATGCCGAATGCTATCAATGCATGGTTAGAAGCCTACCAATTTTATCCTAATCGTATTGAGAACTTATATAGAATTGTTCACTATTATCGGTGCAATGGAAAAAATACGCTAGCTTGTTCGTTTTATGAAATGGCCAAAGAGGAATTGGTTAAAAATACTACTCAGGATCATTTGTTTTTAGAGAAAGAAGTATATGATTTTAAATTGGATTATGAATTCACTGTTTTGGCTTATTATAGAAATCCCAATAAATTAGATGTTGTTGCTGCCTGCATGAAAGTTATGTTTCACCCTCACACTCCTGAAAATCTAGCCAAGAATGTATTATCTAATTACAAATTTTATAGTCCAAAACTTATTGATATTGTAAAACAATGCGATAATTTACACATATTTAAAAAGATAGGGAATACATTAAACATAGATAGCTCGCTAATTTCTAGTACACCATCCATTTGTATAGACCCACTTGTAAAGTCTAGGTTAATCGTAAATCTCCGTTATGTGAATTATCGTATTGGTGATAAAGGAGAATATATAAATAAAGAAAATATTGTTACCAAAAATGTAATTGCATACATTGATATCAGTAAGAAAGAATGGAGATTAGAAAGCGAAACTGAGTTAAAATATAACCCTAGTTATGATAATCTGTATGTGGGATTAGAAGATGTTAGAATTATGGGACATGGTGGTAAACTTTATTTTAATGCGAATCGTGGACTAGGCTCGGGGAATATGGTGATAGAACATGGATTAATTAATTTGAAATCCAAGTCTACACTCTCACATATTGTTGAAATAGATGGGCAACATGGGATAGAGAAAAATTGGGTTATGTTTGAAGACGCCGAACGTGAGCTTAAAATGATATATGGATGGCATCCATTGAAAATCGGTAAAATCACAGACCACCCAGAAAGTAAAATAGATGATAAGAATAATCCTATGAAAAAATTTGTAGTTACAAATGAAATTAAAACACCGCGCTTTTTCAAATGGTTACGTGGTTCAACGAATGGTCAAAGGGTTGGTGATGAAATATGGTTTATATGCCATGTTGTGAGTTATGAAGACCGCCGTTATTATTATCATATAATTGTTGCATTAGACGCGAAGTCATTAACTGTTCGTAGATACACCCGCATTTTTACATTTGAGAAAGAAAAAGTAGAATATACATTGGGGTTTGTATATTTAGAGGAAAATAGAGAACTTTTGATTGGATACAGTTTGATGGACCGTGAGACGAAATATATGACTATTAGTAGGAATAATGTAGAGGAATTATTTATATTAGTATAAATTATAGTATTTTAATAATGTCTGGAATTTCTGGATTAATAACAAATATTTTAACTGCTTTATCAAATAATAGAATATATGGAACCGGTATTAATTCCGTTGTTAGAAATCGTGGTGATGGTGATGATGACGAATTTAGTCCAAGGACGCTTGAAAGGTATGGTTTTAAAGACGATTCTGAAAAAAACAGTGGTGGTAAACGAACTAAAAAATCTAGAAGGGAAACCAAGAGAAGAATAAAGAAAAGCAGAGGGATAAAGTAGAATCATTGTTTAAGCTACAATATTGAGAGTCGCATTCTTACAGTTCTCACCAAATGTCTTACGATGCCATTGGCATATTCCATGCTCTCGTATACCATCCAAATGCCGCTTCGTACCATAACCCATATTGGTATCTAGACCATAACGCTCAGCCAAAAGAGGATGTTCTTTACACAACTCCTCAACATAAGCATCGCGACCTGTTTTCGCCAATATACTTGCTGCAGCAATTCCAATATATTTGGCATCACCCTGTTCAATAGTTGTATGTGATAATTCTTGAATGCACTCACGACTTGTGTCAAATGCGCGATATGGTGTAAAATAGTTTCCGTCTACTACGGCCATACAACGGTCCATATCTATATCGTCAAGTTTTAATATGCATTCACGTATGCATTCATGCATTCCCTTCATAACAGATTGTAAAATATTAATATCATCAATAACGTCCTCTGGAACAGACGCAACATGCCATGCTAACGCATTTTTCTTAATAAAACTAGCTACTTCATTAATCTTCTTTTTAGACGTGAATTTTTTACTATCTTTGATATCTACGCCGACGAATTTAGTAAGGTCTTTAGGTAAAACAACACATGCAATATAAACACGGCCAAATAAGCATCCTCTACCCGCTTCATCTAAAGAAAACTCATATTGATTTTGTTCATTATAACATCCAGATAATGGCTCTGGTTGAGTACGAGGCTTTCGCTTTTTAACTTCACTTGTATCCATACTATTGTTAAATATCAATTCTAATAATATTTAACAATCAATTTTTCATTTCATTGCATATATTTTCGTCCTATACTTTATATCAAAAATGTTATCCATTAAAACTACACCATTACTTTTATTTTTATTGCTATTAATAGTTTTAGTAATATCTGTGTTAGTTGGTAATCGTATCGTATCTAAAGAAGGATTTGTATCTTTTCAACAAACTAAAAACGCATTGGATTTAGTTTCCATACCTACATACTCATCTTCTAATTACACAGTAAAATTATTTGACCAATTGTATTTTGATAATAAGAATGGAAATATTATTGAAGTAGATTCAACACGTTACTCTGGCAATGTGGATTCTACTGGTGTTACTATTGCAACAACATATGTTTCTTCTCGCAGCAGCAGTTCTAGCAGCACAAGTTACAAGAATGTTGTGAATGGAACAACGGTAGTTCCACAAGATATACCACCAAGCCAAATCACAACAACTGCTTCATCCTACCAATCCTATATTTATGTATCACAATCTGTCAATACTGACTTTTACACGGTATTCTGCTTCCCATGGAACACAGACACATATATGCATATTATTAACAACACCAAAAATACTCATGAAAAGAGCTTTTATTTTAGTTCTCAAGGAGATATGAAGACATATGATTACCCTGATAATACTAGATTAGGACTTACATCTTATATTCCTTACATTAAACCAACCGACAATTCTACTGCTGATACATTTTATGACCCTCAAAAAGCTTTGTATAAGATAGCCCCATTTATTAAATATGATATTACAAACGGCAATTTAATAATACAAACAGCCCAAGATGGAACATCTAAATCAATTACTGTTTATAGCCGCACTGGAACTGCCACAGTTGTTTCAAGTGCTGGCACAATTACTAATACACCTACAAGCGTATCCAGTGCTAGTTTCGCGCCGTTTCAAGTAGTTGATACCCTTGGTCAGAATTTAGTACTTTATTTACCATACGGAACTAAAACCGTAATCGCATTAATAGGATTTGCCAATGCTTCATTAACTACATTAACATTAAACAATGTTGTTCGTTTTACCGCAACCGCTGTTGATTCTGGTAGTACTAGAACACCTGGACTAAACAGCGCCCCTGGAACTAATCCTAATCCAGGATTTAATATGGCTCCGCCAACACAGGACAGTGCAATGTCTGAGTATTTCAAATGGTATTGGTACTGGAAGAACACTGGCTCATCTACATCTAAATTAAATTATTCCGATGATTATTTATTAAAGACTCAGATAGTTCCTCCGGTATGCCCTGCTTGTTCCACAGGAAGTACTTGCACAAACTGTGGCGGTCAAGGTGGCTCGGGAACTGTTTCTCAAAGCGGTAAAACCGTAGTTGGCGGAAATCAAGTCGGTACCGGTGGAAGACCTGAGAATGTTTCTAACAAGGGTAGTGGAACTTTTTCATCTAATGCGGATGCTAATACAATTGGTGGGTCTTTAACATTAACAACCTATGATATGGTTGCTGGAGTTGAAGATGTCGCTAAAACAGGTGCAGGTGTTCTTAACACTGCTGTTAAAACAGCAGGTGATGTAGCTGGTGCAGGATTAGTTGGTGCAGGAATGGCGGTTGGTGGTGTTGCGTTAGGTGCTGGTGCATTAGGTTCTTCTGCTATCAACACAACAGGAAGTGTAGTAAAAGATGTTGCTAAGGATGTAACAGGATTAGCTGCTGGAGCAGGAACAGGTGCAAAAGATGTTTTAATGCAAAATCAGGGACATGGTCAAGGTTTTGGACCTACAAACAGGTCACAAACTGGTGACCAAAGCCAACTCAATAGCCAATTATATGGTCAAGACAATACTACTTCAGTAGGTCCTGATGGAAAGAAATTAGCGATTAATAGAACCGAAGGTGCTTTCCAATCCCCTTATGGAACAACAACTGGAACACAATCTGGTGACCAATATTCTTACTATGGTGCTTTGCCAAGTAAGGGACCTGCGAATTTTATGCCAGTAACTGCTGATTTTAGCGCATTTGGACGTTAGAATAAAAAATTGAATGTGTTTTATTAAATCATATATTTAATAAAAAAAACAGAGTTATGTCGCAACTAGGAGTTATTGATAGTTTTTGGCAGGATTTCAAGGAATCTGGTAAGCCCACCCAAAAACAACGTTATGTAGAAAAAAATTCGCCTGAAGGTATTATGAAATTTATTAATATTGGTGGAGGTGGTAGAATGGGAACTACTCTTGAAGAATTTGCAAGACATAAGTTTAAAAATCTCTCTAAAAGAGATAAGAAAAAGAAGGGTGGAAAAAAGAATAAGAAAAACAAAGATACCGATAGTTCAGATGGAGATAGTTCAGACGGTGAAACTGGTTATGACCAGATAATTCATGTTGGAGACAAAAAAGTATACATTGAACAAAAATCATCAGGTCATTGGGGAGATGATGATTATAAATGGCAACATCTTGAAGTTAAGCATAAATGGCATATGCTTTTGCTTTGTGGAATTGATTATAATGATATTAAGTTTTGGGTTATGAACAAGGCGACTTTTAATTTTCTAGTAACTAAAGGAAAAATTACTAATCAGGGAGAAAAAAATGGTAAGAGTTCTGAAGGAATGTGGTTTTGGTGTTCTGATGTTAAGGACTATCTAATTGAAGTTAAAACACAAGAAGACCTTCTTCAATTTGCATCTTCACGATTGGAAGAAATAATTGAGCCTAATCTTCCATTTGCCAACTCAACATAACCTGTATTAATTTCAAAACCAATGTAATCTACTGTATTTTTTTTGGCTGAAACACATTCTGAACCTGACCCCACAAAAGGAACCACCAGCAACGTTTTTCCATCCTTGTTTAAAGCCGCCTTAATTAATATGTCACACAATGCTAATGGTTTTTGTGTGGGATGGTCAACACGTTCTTTTTTACCTGCGCCGCCAGCTAATGCAGGTACTTTAATCACATCACGTGGTAATGCACCTCCCTCATGTGCAGTATATGTTGTTTCCTTATCACCCTTACTGAATCGGCCTTTGGTAGCCTTTCTAACTTTACCTGCAGCATTATTCAGAAACCCATCAGTATAAGGTTCGCGAACATCATCGCGATTAAACACTGGTTTTTGTTTTGTGCAACATAATATGCTTTCATGTGTTCGCTGCCAGAAATTGAGAGATGGGGTTACTTTGTTGGTATAATGCCAAACTAACCACCGAACATTACATGTAATGCGAACACGAATAAATGCTAGGATTTCACTAAAACCATAGATGTATAGGGTTCCTGTAGGTTTCAAAATACGCATACATTCACTTATCCATTTATCACACCAAACCAAATAGTCATCCATGGTCTGTTTATCACTATCATTACCAAAATCCTTACCGATATTATAGGGAGGGTCACATATAATAATATCTACTGAATCAGCAGCAATCTTTTTCATACCAGTTATGCAGTCTTCATTATAAATTCGGTTTTGTTGAACTGATGGGTAAAAGGCATTAATGGGTGGACTATCACGGATAACTAGTCGTGGTTTGTTTGGCCCCACTTCGTTTGCCATTTCGTTTGATTCCTTATATAATGTATTCTTTAAAATCAATTTTTTTACCATTATGTTTACTGATGTATTATTTTCATATTGTTTCAATAAAAAATATACACTATATTTTTAGGGGGAACCCCCGGTTCCCCCTTACCCCCTCCCCGCCCTTC